CTGATTGCCCATCACAAATAAACGCTCCGACCACGATGGAGGGCTGGCAGGTCTGGGACCTTGTCCAGCGCCTCGGCGGTCAGCTTCGTATTGTTACGGGCGCGTGTGGTGGGGTGGTGATTGGCTGGGACATTGGCGCGGCCCTACAGCTGGGCCAGGCGCTGGGGGTGCCGCCGCGCGTGGTGGCCGAAATGTTGCCGCCAATTGAGGCGGTGATGGTGCGCAAACTAAGCGAGCGAGGTGAGGCTTTCGATGGCTGAAAAAAGGGTCAGTGTGCGCCTCGCGGCGACTGGTGGGCGCCAAGTGCGCGCTGAATTGGAAGGCGTGGGTACTGCAGGTCGCAAAGCCTTTGAGCGCCTTCCGCGCGATGTGGAGCGTGCGAACGCAAAGCTGGCGGCTTTCGCGCGCCGTGTTGCCGTGGCAAGTGCTGCGGCGGCAACAGCAGCGGCTGCCGCAGCCGTAACTGCGACCAACGCTGCAATGGACCGGGCTTTTGAGGTCCAGCGTCAGGCAGCGGTCGCCAATGCCGATCCGCAGGACTTTCAAGGCATGGCGGCAGGTGCCCAGACTGTAGGCATCGAGCAAGAGAAGCTCGCTGATATTCTGAAGGACGTGAACGACCGGGTCGGTGATTTCCTGACCACCGGCGGCGGCCCAATGGCTGACTTCTTCGAGAACATTGCGCCAAAAGTGGGCGTGACCGCTGACCAGTTCGCTCGACTGTCGGGGCCGGAGGCGCTGCAGCTCTATGTGTCCTCGCTGGAACGGGCCGGCGCAAGCCAGCAGGAGATGACTTTCTACCTTGAAGCCATGGCGTCTGATGCCACGGCCCTTTTGCCGCTCCTTCGCAACAACGGCGCGGAAATGAGCCGTCTGGCGGAACGCGCAGCCGACCTCGGCTTAGTTATGGACGACAAGACACTTGCCAGCCTGAACCGGGCGCGTGTCGCGGTTGTTGCGGTTGGGCAGGTCATGGTCGGGATGGGCAATAAGATCGGTGTTGCTCTTGCGCCGATCCTCGAGGGCCTTGCGACGAGCTTCGTTGATCTGGCCAGCTCGACAGGGCCACTTGGTAAAGCGATCAACGCGCTGACCGACAATATTGGCCGCATTTTGACCTATGCCGGCACATTTGCCGCTCTCATGGCTGGCAAATGGGTGATCGGGATGGGTTTGGCTGCGGCGGCTGTGATCAGAACCGCCGGAGCGCTTACGGTGCTTAGGGGCGCGCTGATCCGCACCGGGATCGGGGCGCTGATCGTGGGCGCAGGCGAGCTGGCCTATTGGTTCAGCCGTCTCGTAACGGGCGCGGGCGGTTTTGGCGATGCCATGGGCCTGCTCAAAAACTTGGTTGTTGAGGTCTGGGAGCGGATCAAGATGGGGGCCTCAGCGGCAGGTGCTGCTGCCACGGCGATGTTTTACGACATCAAGTCCGATGCAGCTTCTGGCATGGCCTCGGCAATTGAAAGCGTTGTGGGCTTTGGCAACACTGCCGTGAACACATTCCAGGGCACGTTCTTTGCCGTGCAGGCTGTCTTTGGCGCACTGCCTGACGTTTTTGCGCGCATTGGCGTGCTGTCGATCAATAAACTGGTCGAGGCCATGGAGGCCGGGCTTGCGGGTATCACCCGCGGGGTGAATGCTTTGCTCACCATCGGAGGTCGGTTTCCAGAGCTGGCGCTCGATCCTCCGGACCTGTCCGAATGGAGCCGGGTGGTGCCGCAAGCCGTCGATATCGGTGGGCGCGCGGCAGAGGGGTTCGCACGCGGGTTTGAGACAGACCTGCTGCAAGTGCCTGACCTTGGGCTTGATGATATTGCCCGCGAGGCGCTTGCGACTGCCGATACCTACCGGACCGCATCCGCAGACCTGGCTGGCGGCGCTACGTTGCCGCTCACCTCTTGGCAGGCCCTAAAGGACGCAGTGTTTGGCGCTGGTGATGAAGGTGCGGCTGCCCTTGACGAAGCTGGTACTTCGGCTGATCGGCTTGCAAGCGCGTTGACCTCCACGCAGGGGGCGGCCACCGCTGCTGGCAACGCAGCGCGAGAGGCTGGCAGGCAAGCAGGTGATGGCAGTCAGCAGGCTGTAACGGGCTGGCAGGCGGTCACGAATGCGCTGGCTGAGTATGCCAAGGACGCCATGGATTGGGGCAAGGGGCTTGGCCAGACGCTGGTCAACGGCTTCCAGTCTGCCGAGAATGCATTTCGCGATTTCGTCAAGACGGGCAAGCTCGACTTCAAAGGCCTTGTGGCCTCGATCCTCGAGGACCTCGCGGTCCTGCAGTTCCGGAACGCGGTGCTTGGACCGATTGCCAATGCGCTGTCGGGTGCCTTTGGTGGCCTTGGCGGCGGATCGGCTGTCACGGCGGCCGTGTCGCACGCTGGCGGTGTGGTTGGGCTCTCCGGCTACTCCCGGCAGGTGCCGGCTCTCGCGTTCGCTGGCGCGCCGCGTATGCACGCAGGTGGCTGGGCCGGGCTGCGCCCGGATGAGGTCCCCACGATCCTGCAGCGTGGAGAGCGGGTTCTGAACCGGCGTGAGACCGCGCAATACGGTGCTGGTGGTGGTGGCATGTCGCGTGTGCGCATCGAGCTGGGCGAAGGCCTCATGGGCAGCATCATGGAGCAGGCTGGGGCGCAATCCGTCGAGATTGTCCAAGGCAGTCTGCAACACTATGACCGGCTGATTGCACCGCGCACTGTGGCGCGCGTCAGCCAAGATCCGAGGCGGAGCGGCTGATGGCACTGACCTATCCGCTGAGTTTTGCGCAATTCCTTGGCGCCTTGCGCGTCGTGGAGGTGACGTTTCGGCTCTCGCATCCGCAAGAGCATACGCGGCTTGGCGATGGCACGGTGATCAGTGCCAGCCTTGGGGCATCGCTGTGGACCGGCAGCATTCGGCTGGCGCAGGCGAACCATCCGCGTCACGCGCAGATGGAAGCGTTGCTTGCACTGATGGATCAGCCCGGCGCCTCGTTTCTGTGCCATGATCCGCGCTACATCGGCCCAGCGTCAGACCCGACAGGCAGTGTTCTCGGCACCCGCACCGTCACAATCCACACGGTGGCCAGCAATATGCGCGAGTTGCGCATCACAGGGTTACCAAGCGGATATGTGCTGAGCGCGGGCGACATGCTCGGGTTTCAGTATGGCAACAGTCCGGTCCGCCATGCGCTGCACCGCATTGTGGTGGGTGGCACGGCCTCAAGCACCGGATTGACCCCCATGCTGGAGGTAGTGCCCAACCTGCGCCCTGGTGCCGTGACGGGCCTTACCGTCTTGCTGATCCGCCCGGCCTGTAAGGCGCGGCTTCTACCAGAACCAACTTATGGATCAGGCCGCCAGGCGATCAGCCGCGGCGCCAGTTTCGACTTCATTCAGACCCTCAGGTAATCCCATGCGCATTCTAGACACGGCATCAGCGGAGTATCTCTCCGCCCACACTGGCGTGGCCAGCCGCCATATGGTGCATGTCATTGGACGCAACCGATCGACAGGCGCGCCGGAAGCCCTCGGCCTGTGGCAGGGCGATGACCACCTAACCATTGCCATCAATGGCGCCAATCGGACCTATTACGGCGCAGGTGGATTGATTGGCGTTGAACCTATCCGCGCCGGCATCGGGCTCGAGGTTCGGATGCTACAAGCGACGCTCAGTCCGCTGACGCCCGAGGTGGCACTGCTTTTGCGCGGCTATGATACCCGGCTGGCGCCAGCCGAAGTGCACCGCGGCTTGCTGTCACTTGAGACAGGGCAGCTCATTGCCGAGCCCATCCGCGTGTTTCGCGGCTGGGTGGACGAGGTGAAGATCAAAACGGGTGAAGTGGGCGGCACCAGCGAGGCGACCGTCACATTGGCCAGCGCCGCGCGCGGCCTCACGCGCGCCCTGACGCTTACCCGCTCGGACACCGAGATGCGCCGCCGCAATGCCGGTGACCGGTTCCGAGATTATGCCGATATTGCAGGCGAGGTCGGCGTCTGGTGGGGCGAGAAGCGGGAGCGCGCCTGATGGACCGGCTGTCGCTGCTCATTGCCTATGCTGCTGATGCCGGCCAGCGCCCGTTTCGTCCGGGCCGCCATGATTGCGCGCTGTTCGCAGCCGGCTGGGTGAAGCTTGCCACCGGACAGGATCTCGCCCGCGGGTGGCGCAGCCAATACCGCAGTCTGCGACGCGGCCAGCAGCTGCTGGAGGACGCAGGTTTCACAGACCATGTGGAATTCGCTGCCGCCCATCTGCCCGAGGTCGCACCCGCCTTCGCGCAGGTCGGCGACATCGCCGTCCTGGACAATCAAGCCTTCGGGATCGTCGCGGGCGAGATGATCTATTGCCTGCGCCCTGAGGGCCTCGGGCTTGTCCCGCGCGGCCAGATGCGTCGTGCATTCCAACTGGAGATACGCTGATGCCACCAGTCGGTGCTGCCGTCTTTGCCGCAGTTCAGGGCGCATTTGTTGCGGTTCAGGCCTTTGCGGCAAGTTCGTTCATCGCATCGATAATTGTAAATACCGCCATCTCGGCCGGCATTTCGCTGATTGCACGCGCGCTGACGCCCAAGCCCACGATCAAGCAAAGCGGTATCCAGACGGCCGTCACCACCACCGGGGGCACCGAGCCACAGGCATTTATACTCGGGCGCACAGCCACAGCAGGACACCATGTCTGCCCGCCGATGAGCCACAACGATGGCGATACCCCGAACGGGTATCTGACTTTTGTGATCGAGCTCAGTGATCTGCCGGGCATCGGCCTCAACCGTGTCATTCTGAACGACGGCTATTCCAATCTGGGTGGCAGCGCACATGGCGACTATGGCTTCCCGCTTTTGGGTCAGCGTGTCGGCGGCAAGGACCATGCCTGGATCAAGTTCTACGATGGCAGCCAGACTGCAGCCGATCCCATGTTGGTTGCGCGTTATTCAAGCTACCCCGACCGGCCTTGGTCCTCGAGCTTTGTCGGTCGCGGCACCGCCTATGCGATCCTGACCGCGCGCTACAACCGCGAGGTGTTCAACAACCTGCCACAGGTCCGCTTTGAGGTCGACGGCATCCCGCTTTACGATCCGCGTTATGACAGCAGCGCCGGGGGCAGCGGCGCGCAGCGCTGGTCCAACCCCGCGACATGGGCACGCTCCGCCAATCCGGCAGTGATGATCTACAACATCCTGCGCGGCATTCGCCTGCCCACTGGCGAGATCTGGGGCGGCGACGTGCCCGCTGATGATCTGCCGCGTGATAACTGGTTTGCCGCGATGAACGCCTGTGATGCACCCATTGGTGATCGTCCCAGCTTTACAGCCGGGCTCGAGGTCATGGTCAACATGGCCCCGGCCGAAGTCATCGACGAGTTAGCCAAGACCTGCCTTGGTCAAGTCAGTGAAATGGGCGGTGTGTTTCGGATGCGCGTGGGCGCGCCCACGGCCCCTGTGCAGTTTATTACTGACGACGACATTGTAATATCTCAGCCCCAAGAGCTGGACCCGTTTCCAGGGCTGGCCGCCAGCGCCAATGCGATCTCGTCAGAATATCCTGAGCCCGCCAGCCTGTGGACCTCGCGCGAAGCGCCACAAATCCTAAACGCGGCTTGGGAGGCCGAGGATGCCGGCCGCCGCCTGCCCACAAGCATAAACTTTCCCGCCTGTTCAATCCAATCCCAAGTCGCACAGCTGATGAGCGCCTATATCAAGGACGCGCGCCGCTTCCGCACGCACCGGCTTGTGCTACCGCCTCGGGCATTCCTGCTTGAGCCCCTCGATACCATCGCCTGGACGAGTGTCCGCAACGGCTACACCAACAAGATATTCGAGGTGGTCGAGATCATCGATCAGCCTGGCACCATCAATCAAGACTTGGTTCTGCGCGAGCGCGACCCCAGCGATTATGGCTGGACCTCAGCGCAAGACTTGCCCGCTGTTGTGCCAGTCACCGGGCTCTCCCCCCGTCCACCACAGGTGATCGAGGGATGGTCGGTGTCGGCAAGCACGCTCAAGGACGCGCTGGGGCTAGACCGCCGGCCTGCCATCTCACTGGCATGGATTGGTACTGCCGCAGTCGACGCACTGTTCGTGTGCTATGAGATCAGGATCAAAGCCACCGCCCAGATCGTCTCCAGCGGCTTGGCGGACCGTGCGGCTGGATACGTTTTGATCTCTGATAGCCTGCTGCCGGAAACGGAATACGAGGTGCGCGGTCGCTACATCCTCGACCGGCCCACCGCATGGTCCAGCTGGCTCTCTGTCACCACGCCGGGGATCTATCTCAACGGTGCTGATCTGCGCGGCGGGATCAAAGGTCTACTGGCAGACGCCAACCTCGCTTCTGTGGAAATCCTCGGAGCACTGCCATCCACCGGCAACTTTGCCGGTCGGACGGTGTATCTGACGACTGACACCAAGCTTTACCGATGGACCGGAAGCGTTTGGCGTTCAGGCCTTGCGGCCAGTGAGATCGAAGGCCAGCTCAACAACTTACAAATCGAGGCCATCGCTGCGGCCAAGATCACGGGCGCGCTGATTGAGGCCCAGATCGCCAACGGGGCGATCTCGGGAGCCAAGATTGCAACGGGCGCCATCGAGGCGGGCAAGATTGCGGCAGGAGCCGTCACCGCTGTCAAACTGGCCGCCGGTTCCGTGACAACCGGCAAGCTTGCCGCCGGGGCCGTGACTGCTGATGCCATTCAGGCAGGCGCAATCTCGACGCAGAAGATCGCGGCTGGCGCTGTTACCGCAGGCCTGATCGCGGCAGGTGCCATCGATGCCGGGAAGATCAGCGTCACCCAGCTATCCGCCATTACCTCCGACATCGGCACCGCGACCGCCGGCGTGATCCGCAGCGCCGATGGCAAGTTCAGGATCGACCTCAATGCCAAAACCATCACGATCACGGTATGACTCATGAATGATAAGCCTCTGACTGATACGCCCATGATAGCTCTGCAACTGACCAACCTCGGCCCTTTGATTGCTGCCAGCGAGGCCTGGGTGGAGGATCCTGCGCGCGGGTTTTGGCTCGCCAACGATCGCGGCCGCATGACACTCGCCAGCAAAAAGCCCGCACAGCTGTTCGCTGATATTGCCAAGGTTGCTCATCTAACACCGCAGACAGGCACGGCATTGGATGTGCGCTGTGCCGCGCTGACCGTCCCACTGGTGGAACTGGAATGGCCGTCTGGCCGCCACCAACTCCTGCTGCCTGCGGCTTGGGAGACAGATGGCGCACCTTACGAGGGCCGCCCCTATCAGCTCGGCCGCTTTGATTGCTACAGCCTGGTACGCGACTGGATGGCGCGCGAGCGTGGCATCGCGATGGAGCCGCTCACCGACAGCCCTGCGCGACTGGCCAACCAGCTGCTGACCGACGGAGCCTTTGTGACCAATCCCGAGATGGACCGTTGGGAACGGGTCGTGATCCCCCAACCCGGTGACGGCATTCTCTTTGCCATGACCCAAGACGATGACCACACACCCGGGGCGGCCAATCACGCCGGCGTTTATCTCGGTGATGGCCGCTTCCTGCATCATTTCGCCAACAGGCTGTCCTGCGCGGTCACGCTGGATGCGGTCTGGCGCGCGCGCATAGCCGCCTTTATGCGCTGGAAAGGGTAATCACATGGCCCGCACACTTCACGTCGATGGCGCGTCAGGCAAGGCGTTCATCTACAAAGGCGATGCTGACCCTGCGATCTATGCGAACCCAACGGCTGCGCAACTGGGCGATCTGCATTTTCACTCGGACCTCAGCTACCTCGGAAACACCCAAGTGCTCGAGGCCACCGTCACCCATCCCGAACGGGTGCGCTCCTCCTCCAGCTCAAAATGGGGCGGGACCACCTACCGCGCGCAACAGGGCGCGCAGAGCTATGTGCTGGGCACCAACAGCCTTGGTGCCATCCGGCCAGCTGTGGCCTTTTATGGTGGTGCACAGATGCCTGCTGGCACCGTGGTCCACAAACTCGGCCAATCCGTGCGCGCGGTCAGCATAATCGTGACCGCCAGCCAGATCCGCCTCTATGAGAACTGGCTGACCTTTGATGACAGCCTGCCCGCCGTTGCGCGCACTTACCGTATCTTTCTGTTCCAGACGCTGTTTGCAGGCTCCGGCAATACCAGCATCCGGA